TGGCATCCACTCGCAGGTAACGGTGGACTTTCTTGGCGAGCGTCAGTCGGCTCATGCGGCGTCAAGCTCGAAATCGACATCGTTGGAGTTGTCGAACTCCGGGCCAAGCGCGCGAAGGATCGATGCCAGAATTTCCTCGTCCTTCATCTCGCGCAGCGCGTCAGCGTTCACGTGCTCCTTCAGAATCGAATGGATGAACAACAGCTTTTGTCGCGAAAACCCGGCGAAGTTCTTCTTCGCGCGCGCCAGTCGCTGGAAGTATTCGTAGTAGCTTTCCGGCAGATGTTCGGTGCCAGGAACAACGCGCACGCTCTCGTAGGTGTAGAGCTGTTGGCGCTTCACGTCCTTGTCGTAGCCAACCACCTGACCGTTCAGCACCTTCGCGGTTTGCGTCACCTTGCCGCCAATGCGGTCCTTCAGATTGTTGTAGTGCGGCGCTGGCATCCTCACCACTTCATTCAACGCGTAATTGGTGTAGCGGCCGTTGGTCGCGAGCGGGCAGCCAACGATCTTGTCGTCATTGCAGCGGATGATGAGTTCGTACCACTTGCCTTCCCACACCCCTTCAGTGCTCAGGTTCGGGATTCCCTTGACCTTCTGCTCGCTTTGCGCGACAGGTTCAGGGTCTTCGCCTGCAATCCCAAGATGCGAGCAAAGCTTGTTGATCATCGACTGTTCGCTTTCGTTCGGACCGATGGTGACTCCGAGCGTCTTGCAATGTGTACGCAGTTGCGGGCGGGTTTCGCCGGCGAACCGACTTTCGGCTAATGCTTGGTAATTCACTTGACGATTCTCCAAAAAAAAGGGGCTCACGAGGAGCCCCGAAATACAGCGCGGAGTGTTCTGTTACGGCATTGCGTATGTGATCGCGAACTGATGCACGCAGGCGGCTGGACCGCTGACAGACGTGTACGCGAATCGCAGAAGCGCTTCAGCCGATGCATTGGTCGCCCATGATGCGGCGCATTCAACTCCAGTCAGTTCAATGGCTCCCGGAAGCGGTGCCAACGCCATCGAGGCCTTCAGGTCATCAGTGCCAAGTTCCAACGTGGTCGTAACGATCGTGCCGCCGCCATCCGTGAACACGATTGCACTGATGATCTTGGCGCCAGGCGGAATCGGCGCGATGTCGCCGAAATCGCCAGTTGCCAAGGCCGTCGCCGAAGGGGTCACAGAGCCATTGAGCGTCACGGTTTCGCCGGAGCGAGTGCCATACGGCCCAATGTAGCTGTACGTGCTGAGACCCTGATTCAGGGCGTACAGGTTGCTTTTGTAGTTCACTGCCATTTCAGTTTCTCCTCAGGTTACAGACGCGTGGCCCCGACTTCGCACACAGCCATCCATTCCTGGGCGGTGATGAGTGCAAGGTCGTCCCAGATGGCGGCCGAGATGATCTGCTTGTTGAAAATGTCCGACTTGTCGGCATCCTTCAACAGAACAGTGCGGACATTGCCGAGCCCGTTGGATCGTGCTCCCTTCAGCGCGGTTGCGTGCGCGGCGTCCTGCCCGACGATGATGATCGGGTAGACATCGCACAATCCGGCAGTCACACCAGATGCGCCAGTGGCACGCAAGGTGGACGAGCTGGCGCCCGCATTCTGATACGGCTCGCAGATCGGAGACGAGAAGAACCGGAAATCCTGCCACGCACCGACTTCGTTCGACTCTGCGGCGTATTCCTTTCGGGTCAGGAAGCCAGGCAGCAATCGCAGGCTCGGGACCAAGTGCGGATGAACTGCGCAGCGGAATGCGTCTTCAACGCCCGACGTGCCGATTTTCGTGGTGGCCTCAACCTTCGAGAACACCGGCATGCCATACGCCGCTCGGATGCTGGTCGAAACTCGCTCCAGCATGTTGGCATTCAGTTCGCCATTCACCGTCGCCCGGCTCGAAATCGAACTGGAGTTGTAGAAGACGTTGGTGCCCGCCTTCAGGACGTTGAAGCGAATTGCCTGACGGGTTTCGCGGACCAGGCGATCCAGTGCCTTAGCACCTTCCTTCACGGAGTCGTAAGACGAGAGATCGTCCTCACGACGCGCCGTGCTCACGGCTTCGTTGTACTCGTTGATCGTGCCCACGTAGTCAGTGGCCGTCAGTGCGCGCGGCGACTTGTTCGTGGTGCCGTTGCTGGCGGTCGTGCTGACCACCGGGTTATTCATGCGCCGGCAGTGGAAGTCCGTGCCGTTCTTGCGGTCGATCTTCACTGCGGTGAAGAAGGGGTCAAAGAGGTCGATAGAATCGGCCGCCTTCAGGAACTCCTTCATCAGGTACAGGTCGGTGTCTGACCCGTTGTTGAGCGTTACATCATTTCGGATTGCCATGTTCGTGTCCTCTTAGGGGTTCATTCGCACATATTCCGAATACCTGCGGTCGAACTCATCGACTGGACGAGCAGACGCGGATTGCGGAACAACGCCCCTTCGTGTCGAAGGGTCTGGGATTGGTTTCGCTACTGCGGGCTGCGATGCTGGTTGCTGGCTTGCAACCGAGTCCTGCCATTCGGCCAGGTCGCGATTGAATTGCCGATACACGAACAGCGCGGCATCCGCGTCGAGTTTGTCGGCTCGACCAATGGCCTCGGCCATGATCGGGTCGTAGAACTCGCTCTTGGGATTCGAGAGCCCATCACGCCATTCGTAGAATGCGTCGGATGAAGTCTTCTTCTCCCATGCGGGATCTTCGTGGCTCAGTTCTTCCTTGATGTCCGCAAGCAGCTGTCGTTGCTGTGCTTCGGCTAAGGAAGACTTCACGGACTCAAGCTCGGCCTTCAGCGGAGCGACATACGATTCCGCCAGTTCGGCGATGCCTTCGTATTCGTCCGGGAGTTCGGCTTTGAGTCGTTCCGCTTTTGAAGCGGACTGCGGCGCTTTGGGCGCGGCGGCGATCGGCACATGGGCGGATCGTTCTTGCTCTAGCTTTGTGAGTTTCTGGCGTACCGGAGTCAATTGGTTCCGGTAGCGCTTCGCCTCAAGAGCGGCTTGCTTAGCGTCGTTTTCAGCGGCGCGAATGCGAGCTTGACTTTCAGTATCCCGTTGTTTGATGAACTCGTCAAGTTTCGACCGAGCTTCATCCGGAAGCGTGGAATATCCGGGGAACAGTTCTTCGGCAGCAGCAGCGGCATCGCTCGTCGGTTCAACCGGCTTTGCGGCCTCAACGGCATTTCCTGCATCCTGATCAGACGGCATATGCGCTTCGGCAATCGGAGCAGAGCCGGGCTTGCTTTGTTCGCTCTCTGCAACGTATTCATCGAACCGCGCTTCAAACTCTTTTGTATCGCTCATCGCTTGGTGCCCCAGAAATTGATCGCTTGCTTTGGCGCTTCTTTCTCGCCGATCTTCAAAACCTTCTGCCACGCGACAATCTCCGCGCGCTTGGCGCCGGTCTCCTCCTCGGATTGTTTACTGACCAGCTTGTCTTTGAGAGACGCAATCTCCCGTTCCGCGAAGCCGAAGACTTCACGCCATGCTTCTGTGTCGGTATTCACTAAATCCCCGTGTTTGTCGGATTGATTGGCGAAATCTTGAGGCGCATTTCGCGGTCCTTCACTGCGATTTTCTCGGCGTCAACACGAGCCTTCATCGCAGATTGAAACTCTGATGTCTCCTTGCGTAGCACATCCGTCTGAATGCGCGATTGAATCTGCGCAAGGTTCAGTTCCTTGTTCTGCGCAATCTCCATTTCTTTCATCGCCGTTGCGTGCTGGAGCTTTAGCACGTCAAGCTGCAACATCTCGCGCTTGAGCGCGATTTCCTGCATTCGCTCCTCGTGGTCAAGCTCACGGTCTTCGCGCCGGAATGCGTCGTCACGCTCCTTGTCGGCAATGTCCGCCTTCAGTCTGGCTTCCGCTAGCGCGGCCTCGCGTTCTGCGGCCGCGATGCGGGCTTGTTCCGCGGCCATTGCTGGGTCAGGCGGCTGATTCTCAGCCCGTTCCTTCCGCTGGTCTGCGGTGAGCACGGCTTTTTCGGGAAGCTCGAACTTCTGGGCAATATGCTGGCCGAGAACTTCTCGATCCAGAATTCCTTCAAGCGGGCCCCCAGGGCCGGACAACTGCGCAGCGGTCATCGCGTTTTGAATCGCAACGTCCTTCACCAACAGTTCGGCCTGTCCGAGCGGGATGACTTGTACATCTACCTGAAACGCTGGATTGTCCGAGTGCTGCTTGTTCCACTTGATGACGGCCTGAATTGCCGGTTTGATGAAGTCGTCGAATGCCGCAGCGGAACGCCTCTGGCCTACGGTCTGGGCATTCGCCCACATCGCCATGCCTGATGCCGTGTTCGTCGGTTTGTTGACCTCTGGATTTGTCCATTGCGGAAGGTTGATGTCCTCATCCATTTGTGCGAGCGCGCGATCAACGAACATCAGTGATTGCTCGATGTTGTTGGGAATCACTTCGCCGTGAATCTGGTCCGTGAGAGACCGATCATCATCTTCAACCTGCACAAACTTCGGCCCGTTGATCTCGTTCACGCCGTCCGAGAATTGCAGCTTCCCGCGGTGGAACACGACCACTCCAGCGGAAACGGCAGCGTTGAGCATCGCTACTTCCCACGCGCCTTGTGCTGTCCTCGCGCTGTCGCGGCACAGCCACGGCACACCAAGCCCAACCCACGAACCAACATCAGGGAACATCGCCAGAGCGTGGAACGGGATGCGATAGTGTTGCTTGAGTGATGATGGCTTCATCAGCAAAACGCGACCCATGCACATCCACAGTTGGATCATCGGCGGCGGATCAAGCGGGTTGCAGTCGCAACCGATCGCCTGCATGTCGTCATAGGTCATCGCGCCGTAGAAGCGCCACACCGGATAGCGGCCTTCAAGCTGCTCGGTGAACCCGGTGAGCTTGTTGCGCTCCTCGATCAATGTCCCCACCGAACCGTGGTCGATGGTCTTCATGCGGATCAGTGTTTCGATGTTCTCGACGTTCGCGTTCGGATGATGCGCCAGGTTGCGCAGCTCGGATTCCGGCAACAGCTCCAAGTACGCGAAGTATCCGGCTTTCTCCAGGTCGTCCACTGGTTCCGGGAAACACATGAACGGGTCCGCGTATTCAAAGGCAGGAACCGTTGATTTCTCCACCCTGATCGAGACCTCAATCACTCCGTCAACCTCTGACCGCGAGTAAATCTCGCGACGCTTCACGGTATCAATCGGGCCGATCATCGCGCCGAAGTGAATCCGCGCGCTGTCGCGAATGATCTTGCGCGAAATCGCCGGAAAGTTGCACTCCGTGAATTGGTCACGGATCACCTTCTCTTGCTCGCGCACTGCGGTTTCGATGCGCTCGTCGAACAAGGCTTTGATCTGCGCCCCGTCCATCGGCTGACCGTCGATCATCATTTCTTCTGGAGACAGAATGTCGCTCGGACGAATGTTCTGCACCGGTTCGCGCTCCAGCCTCCATTGCGCTTGCGAATCGGTCAGCAGCATGTCCGACATGCGCGCCTCGACCAGATCGGTCTTGCTCCTCGTGGCCTGCAGCACAGGCGGCCCGGCGCGCTCGCCGTCGTCGGAGTAGTCAACTTTGGTCTTGCCGACTTCACGAGGCTTGCCCTCGTATTGCCTGATATTCGCAATGCCACGCGCATGCGCGGCCTTCATTCCGGTAACGGCCGCCTCGATCTTTTTCTCGACTTGAGTCAGAACGGCCTTTTCACGGCGAGCACGAGCCGCCAATGCCTCCTCGATCTGCTCTTGGGTCAATTCAATCTCAACGGAATCCAAAGGTCTTTTCCTTGTGAATGATGAGCGGTCGCGGCGCCTCCATGACCTTCGCGTATTTCAGCCCGCGTAACGCATACCGCGTGGCGTCCATCGCGTGGTCATGGACCTTTACGATCCTCTGCTTTGCATCTCTGCGATACAGCCGGAATTCGCGAATCCAATTCGTGCAGGTCTCGAACACTTTGAGGCGGCCCGTCTGCAATCGGTCCAAGACTTCGGTAAGCCCTTCTGTCACGGCGTTGTCCGCCTTGTGCAGATTCAAACCCAGGTCCTTGTACCGATTCAGCAGCGAATCCCCATCGCATGCGTTGCGGTTTCTCGCGCTTGGGTCTATGACCCCTTGCATCCATTGTCCGCGCGCCTTGATCGCCGCAGCGTGGACCGCAGGCAGTTGATCCTTCATGTAGTGCTCGGAATACACGTACACCGTGTCTGTATCGAGATCGCGCGCAAGAAATACCGCAGCGGTACAGTTCAGTCCTACGTCAAGCCCGTACATACGAGGCCAGTGCCGCGGAATCCCGCCAGACAAGATCGGGATGATGAAGCTGCTTTCTTCCACCGGGTAAATTTTCCCTGCGCCGATTGCCGGAACACCATTGCGCCGCGCTTCGCGTTCGTGCGGCAGCGCGTTTGCCTGCATCTGCTTTCGCTCTTCGTCGGTCAGATGCGGGACTTCATCTTGCGAAATCATCACAAAAGCTCTGCCAGACGCTTCGTATGCAGCTTCGTCCGCTTGCTGCGCGTACTGCGGCAGGAACATCGACACGACTTCGGAAATGCCGCCCAGCGGTGTGAATGTAATCAGCATGCCAGGCTTGCGCGTTCGGAATCTCTGCACGCACTCCGAGAAAATCTCGGCTGGCGGTTCCTCGTCAAGCCAGATGAAATCGCACTCAAAACCCATGAACGCCTTGGATCGCATTTCATAGGACTTGAAATTGATCTTACTGAGCCCGCCGGATACGTGGCGGACATACAGGAAGTCCACCGAATCACTGACACCATTGCCGCGTAGCTTTGGCTCGCCGACGATAAGGTCGCCGGGGATCATCCCTGTTCCGTAATAGTTCCGGCGGCCGATCAGCTTCGGTTGAATGATGTCGCGGACGTTCTCGTTCGTGTCACCAGCGCAAATGATGTCTACCGGATGATCGAACCGCATACCAGGCCAATCTTCCGGATAGAGCCCGGTGGCGTGGCACGTCACTTCGTATGCGCCGATGCCCCATGTCTTGCCGATACCGTTGCCGCCTATCGCTAGGCGGAACGGCTTGGTTTGCCCGAGCCCGAACACTTCCCAATGCTTCGGGTATGCGCTACGCGAAAGCGGCCCGTTGTCCGGGTACATGCTGAAAAACTTGCGGGAGGCGTTCCGCGCTTCCTCGGCTTCCAGAAGCCTCAGAAGTTCGTCGTCCTCCCGCTCAGTCAGCACAGCTTACAGCGTACCGAGGTTCTGCCAATGCACCGTGATGGTTCCGGTAAACGTCGCGGTGCCAGCGGTGTGCGTCACGTTGTCGTCAATCACGAAGTTCAGGAAGCAGTCGGCGGCGGTAACGGTGCCGTCGATGTGCCGAGAACCGGATTCAGTGACTTGCGTCGCCACCGGGAATGCAGACACAACGCCGATCTTGTCGGACGCGCCTGCGGATACCGAAGTCGATTGCAGGATCGTGGCCTCGGTGCTGACCAGAGTCGCGCCGGTCGTTGCAGTGACGGTTCCGAGCGCTACGTCGCCATCCCAATTGTCGATGATGGTTCCGGTAACGCCAGCGGTCAGCGTGCCGGATACAACGGCGCCCTTGATCCAGATCAGGCCAAGCGGGAAATCGTAGACCTGAACGCCGCCGTACTGCGCAGTATTTACATCATTGTTGATCGTGACCGTCACAGACGAGCACGTCAGCACAGTCTTGCGTCCGCTCACATCGTTGCCGTATTCCGCCACGGTCAACCCAGTCGTTGCTGGCATCGTTCCAGCGCCATCGAGCGGATCGCCGAAGATGGCCTTGATCGCACGGCCCATCGGGTTTGTGAAAGCGTTGTACTGGCGCAGGAGCGCATTGCGGTCGAGAATGGACATTGTGATTCCTCCAGGAATGGTGCGTGTGGTCTTTCGTGTGGGCGTCCCCTGGACGCAGAAAACCCTCTCCGATGAACTGGCGAAGGCGTGAAAGTGTGAATCCGGTTCAGGGCGCCAGCGCGACGCCAGGCATTGCTTCGGTGTTGATCGAAAAGTCAGCCATCACATCGCAATCCATCACGCAATCCTCAGCCACATCGCCGGAGCAATCGCAGTACCGGACAGATTGCCGGTAATCGTTGGCGATGCGGTAAGCGTAGCACTGTACGCCTTCGTTTCGTAGAACCCCGTGATCTGGTCCTCGGATGCGTCAATCCCAAGCGGAGTGTGTGACCCATACGTCAGGTCCGTAGACCCGACCAGTGACCGTTGCGTGCCGTCGCTCGTCTGCTTGTGCATCGCGAGGAAGTACCACCCAGGCGGCAGAACACTTGCTGCAAACGTGGACACCTTGATTCCAGTGCCAACACTCGTGATTGTCGCACCCTGCTTCAGCAGCTTCAGCGGCCGACCGGTGAACGGCGACATCGTATACACGCCGCAGACGATATCGTTCGTTCCTGCGACCGTGCTCGAAAACGCCACCCCGCTCACCGAATCCATGCACGAGTGATAGAACGGGACGTAGTAGACCTTGTCGTTCAATAGCGTTGCGGTCGATGCCGCGCCCACAGGGAACGCCGTTGACTCCAGCCGCTCGCTCGCCGCAGCCGTTGTGTTGATCGTAGGTAGTGTCGGCAGAATCCCGCGCCCGATCGGCGCAGCGAATACGCGTTTGACTCCGGAAGCGAAGGTCACGACCGTGCCAGACCCGGACACGCCACCAGATAGCGTGTACTCCGGCGCAGTGTCGCGGACCAGTGTCGTCGTTGCCGTCAGATACCCCGTTCCTGCTTCGACTTCGGTCCCGTCCAGGTTCTCGCACCAGTATTGAAACGGAATCCCGGTCGAATTGGTCGCGTCCCAGAATTCGTTGCTGACCAGCTGCCATCCAGTGATGGCGCCAGCAAGCGTCAGCGTCGCACCGTTGCCGGCAGTGGACGTGGTTTCAGCGCATCGGGAGCCGAACATCAGCGACTGATCCCCGGGCCTTCGTCCACGTAGATGCCACAAGCGCCGGCCGTGGCGTCCTTCCGGAACTGATACCAGCCGCCGCCTTCCAACCGCATGTGCGCGGCGTTGTTGACGCCCGCCGTGCCAGTAAGTTTGAACGCAACGCCGTCGCCCGTGGCGACTACCCAAGTCTGCCCAGCCAGACGGTAGATATCGACTTCCTCGCCATCGACTTCCTCGCCAGCGCCAAGGTTGTCAGCACTGACGATGATCCACTCCAGTCCGGTCGCGTTGAATACCGGATGCGGGATCGTTGACCCGTCAGATGCTGCAGTCGCAGCGGCGTATACCGTAATCGTTGCCATGTCATTCCTCAGCGCTTAGCGCGCTTTGCCAGTAGTTCTTCGATCCGACGCGAACGAGCTTCGTCCGTCAGGTTTCTCGTTTCGATTGGGCCGCCGTCAGGACCGGAGACTTCGTTGTGAATACGGTCACCGTACCGCTTCGGGTCCCACTTCGCCAACAGCTAGAGCCGCGTCTCGATTCGCAGCTTTGCCCAGGCTACATCTTCACCAGACTTCCGATCATCGGCGATGCACAGCGCATCGGCTGCAATCTCATCAAACCCAGCTTCCCGCGCTTCACGAATGCGCGCTGCGAATTCTGGCGTTTCCATCATCCATCGACGAACGACTGCATATTGCGGAAAATTCGGAGTTCGGCAAATGACTGCCATCGGCTCGCCGCGCGACAGCCGCTCAACAATCTCGTCCTCGTGACATACCACAGAACGCTTCGGTTTTCGTGGCTGGGTCTTTTGTGTCGGGGGCTTTTGTAGCTGGACCTTCGGCTTACGCATTACGCATTTCCAGGTAGACAGCAAGAAACTCCGTACGACCAGCGAGCGCAATGTGGATGCTTAGCGCCAGCATGTTTCGCGTGCAATCCATGATCGAAATCTCAGCCTCGTGCATCACCGACACCCCGCAATCTGCAGCACGTTGCTGATCGCGGCCACGTTTCGGATGTTCGCCGCGATGCGGATCGTCCGGGCCGAGCTGCACCAGTACGGCGTAGTCCGCGCATCGTGCCGCGCGATCTCGCGCAATTCTGAGATTGAACGGATGATCATGGTCATGTCGTCAATAGATCGTGTAGTTGCCGGCGACTGTGTTCGAGCCGCCGCCGCCATTGCTGATGGCTTGTTGCGTGTAGTTGCCGACGATCCAATTGTTCTGCGACCCGCCATCTGCGCGCACCGCATACGCCAGCCCCGCAGATCGAATCACGTTACCCTGTACGATCGCGCCATTTGTGCTCGCTGCGCCGCTCGGGCAATAGATGCCGTATTTCGTGCTGGTTGTCTGGATGTCCATGACGTTTGAAATTGCAGCCCAGTTATTGGCCAGCGTAATGCCGTAGTAACTTCCGTTCGTTGTGTACGCAGATTCCACGATGATCGTGTTGCCTTCGACGCTGTTTCCTCGCCCAGTCGTTGTGCTGTCGATGTTGATGCCGCGCGCGTAATTATTCAGCAGCGTGTTGCCAGCGACTTTGATTGCTGCACTGTTTGCCCCGGCGATGTAGATCGCGTTCGTGCCGCCCGTGACCTGATTGCCGGAAAAAGTAACCTGCTGGCTGTCGTTCAGATTCACCATCACGTTCGTCGTGTCGGCAGGTGACGTGATGATATTGTTGCTGATGAGGATGCCAAATCCTTTGCTTACATCTAGCCGCGTCCCGCTCAACAAATTGTCGGTAACGACCCAGTTGTACGGGCCGCTTCCGGCCGCGAACGATGGCGTAAAATTCAGCGCGACCTTTACGCTGTCATAGATCAAATTGCCGGAAATAACACACTTCCCACCGAGCGTTGCCGCGGGGAATAGGCCCTCGATTGCCGTTGATGTGCAATTCCGGATGATGTTCCCGGTAATAATTACGCTGCTGTTGTCGTCGCTGTCGATCGACGCCACACCGCTAATGCCGGTGTGCAAATAGTTGTTGACAACGTGCGTGTATTCGGTAGCGTTGCTGAAACAAATTAGGCCCTCGGCGTG